TTTGTTCTTATTTATTAAGCTGTTGTAGTGGTAATTGTTGAGAAATTAACACCAGTTCCAACTGCAACAAAATTCAACTGGATAAAGTTAATAGAACGAGCAGGTTGAATGTAAATGTCACCAATAAATTGATTGCTATTAATAACTTGTGGTGTGTTATTAGTGTTATCACAAACAACTTGGAACGCTTGAATACCACGTTGACCTTGTACGTTACGCAAGAAAGGAGTAACTAAAGAAACAAACTGCGCTTGTGTAAATGCATCATTGAATTCAAACAATGAATATTGAGCAGCCTTCTTAATTGCTTGTTCAAGTGTGATAAACAATCTACGAACGTTGATACGGTCAAATGCAGATGGTTGTGTTTGCATTGTCTTATCACCAAACAAGACTGTACCTTGTCCTGGGAACGAAGCAACTGGATTAACAGCAACTTGATACAAAGCATCACGTTGTGATTGTACTGGATTCCATGCCAATTTGATAACGTTCTTGATAACACCACGATTGAAACCGGCAGGAGACCACCATGGATTATTGGCTGTGTCTGTGTATACACATAGACCTGCAATATCACCATTCAATGGAACCCAACGATAAACGTTATTGTATTTGTCAAACATGTATTTCCAACCAGAGTCGGCAAAACCATAACTTCCTGTTGGTCCACCAGTGATTGAAGACAATGCATTAATCCATGACAATACGCTAGTTTGTTCACTACCAGAGTTGTTTACTACTGCGGATTGTGGTGGAGAAATAAAAGTAACTGCATCACGGCGTGTGGCTGAAATGTTGATTGCGTTTGATTGAACTGCCAAACTTGTATATGGACCAGTCATAATCAATGAAACTGAAACTTGTGTAGAATCTGCAAACAAGTTTTGTGCATTAATAATGTCAGCATCAGTGATTGTTGTATCTGTACCAGAATACAATGGTAATGTATAAGCACCAGACAATGTAGCAAAAGAAGTATTTGCTGTTGCTTTACCCCATGTGGCATTTGTAGATGAATAATTTACTGGATCAACTGCAAAGATGTATTTTGATTGACTGAAAATAGCATTTTTGTAATAGTTTGATTGACCATTTGCGTCAACACTGTCAGAAGCTTTAGACAAATATGCAAAAGTTTCTAGAACCGTACCTTTTGTTCCTGTAAACAAACCGCCTGTGTCAACAACTGCAATGTGAATTTGGTCGTTGGCTGCACCTAATTGTGTGCCAGTATAACTTGTACTTGGTTGACTATTGAAGTAACCAGACAATGCTGTGTTTGCATAATTTGTGTTAGCAGAGTTGTAAAGTGGAACACTCCAATTTGCAAACTGATTTGCTGTTGCGCCAGCATCAATAACAGAAACTGTCAATGAGTTGCCTAAAGCACCAGGATAACGTGCAACGAAAGCACCTAATGAGTTTGCGGCGCCAGATGGCAAATAACTGTATTGGAATGCATTTGCATTTGCAATTTGAACTTGTGCATTTGCATTTGCAGTAGCGTTGTAAGTTGCATTATTGGCTGCACGAACAATATTCAAATTATTACCGTAAGCTAAGAAAGAAGCCGCGGTAAAGAACGAAGCATAAGTGTTGCTATCTGGTTTACCAAAAGTGTTCAATAAAACTGTTTCGGATGATACTGGAATAACTGTTTGTGCTGGACCCCATACAAAAGGTCCTGCATAAGCGCCTGCTGTGGTCAGAACGGAAGGCACAACGGTAGTCAGGTTAACTTCGTTTACGCTTACGCCTGGAGATAATAGATTTGCCATTTTTTTCTTCTCCTTGATTTATTATGAGTTTGGCATTTGAATACCATAAGATTATTTATGAAACACTATTTTTATAAATTCTTCATCATATCTCTTATAAATGATCCATAGGTGTCTCCACCAACTGATGAGTCCCATAAATCTCCATCCATCAACTCAAGTCCATGATTTAAACCATCTTCAATGATTGGCTCTGGTAGAGTTTCATCGTCTACCTGATTCATATGTTCTACTTGAAACTGTTTACGAATGTCGTGGCTTACAATCTCTTTGAAGTATTTTTGAGTTGTGGCCCAAGCAAATGTCACTAAACACATCACCAAGTCATCATTTGAACCTTCTTCAGCAGCAAATGAGTTTTTGTCCTGCACAAAAGTGGTCAATTCTGAGATAACATCAAAGTCATTGATAATCATCTTGTCACCCTCAACCAACATTTTTAAATTAGCGCAACCTATACGTTTCACTTGAGGTGACATTTTTAAACCTAACTGTACACCTCTTGCAAAGCCAGCAGACAGTTGTTGTGGTTTCTTGTTACCTGTGAACACCTTCCATAAGTTTTCATACTCAAGTTCGCTATGTAGAATGTCAGCAACCTGTGGTGTGTTATTAATTTCAACCAACACATATGCATCATTATATAATCTTGCTGTATTGTAAATTACAGTTGGAAACAATACTGGATGAATTGACGAACTGTGGTATGTGGCAACCATTTTATATGGCATAGCAGAAATATCCATGACCACAAATGCTGATGCATCCATGTTCTTGCCTTCTGAAACATCAACACAAATTGCATATAAGTGGTCAGTTTTCTTTTCACCATCTTCTTTTATTGGCATTTCAAAAATATTAACCTTATCGTGGTTAGCAATCGGATCCATATATGCCAATTGTGCCAATTTCTGGCCAGAGATAAGCGTATTGGTAGAACCCAAGAACTCACACTCAAACTCTTGTCTGAATTGTTCTTCTGAGGTGTTACGAATAGTTTCTTCTTTCCATACTTCATCACGGCCTGGTACCATAGACCAGTGAATCTCGAACGGTTGATAACCACTTTTCTTACCAATTGCATCCATCCACATCTTATAGAATAGATTCATACCGTTTGGTGTAGACACAATAATAATCTTTGTCGTTTTACCTGATGAAATTACAGGGTAAACTGAGTTAAAGAATTCGTGTGCAATATTTGCCGGAACGAAAGCAAACTCATCCAAGAATACACAGTTAAAAGAACCACCTCGAATTGCAGCAGAAGATGTTGAGTCTGCACGAATCTTAGAACCATTTTCAAGTTCTACGTTACCTTTGTTCCAGATTACAACACCTTGTTGCAACCACATTGGTAAGTTTTCATATGCCAATTGGTACTTTGCAAGAATATCCCGTGCAAGAGAACCTTTGTTGGCCAGCACGGCTACGTTTTGTGTGTCGTTGAATAGTGTCAACCAAAGAAGATACGCAACGGAGGTGGTGGTTTTACCAACCTGGCGAGGACATTTGGTGATAGCAAAACGATTCTTGTGGAACAGACGAATCATGTCCTTCTGAAAGTCCCACATTTCAAATGGCATCAAACCACGGTCAACGTTAACAATCTTGATATATCGTTCCGCAAAGTAAACTGGATCCTTTGCACACTTCATGAACTCTTCTACTTGTTCTTTAGTGTATTTTAATTGAATACCGACCTTCTTTAATAAAGGATTGTCACGGTAACTATCTTTATTTTCACTCATTCATGCCTTTAATCAACTTATTGAGTTCTGATGTTGAACCGACAAAGAATGCTGCTTTATCAATATTTGTGGTACTTGCTTGATTCTTTTTATCCATATCACGCATTTGTTTTTGAACTGCAAGAAGTTCTTTGTTGGCGTCTACCACATTTTTAAGTAACGTACCATAGACTTCAAAAGCACGTGGATGTTGACCGTCTTTTGCAATTTGTAAGATTTCGGCCATTGCATCTTTACCTTGGTCAATCAAGTCTTGTAGATTGGCCTTAGTTTGTTCGTATGCATCGGTCAAATCTTCTTCAAGTGTTTCTTTATCTACAACCGCAGGTAACTGTTGTTTTTTTACAACAGGCACCACCGGTGTTGGTGATGAAGTTACATCAAAGATTTCTTCCATGTTTTTATCAAAATTATTCATAGTTTAATTAAAAATTAATTAACTTGTTGTGCCTTTGATGATTACATATTGAATCACTGGTGCTTCAGCTGTAACTGTTGTAATACCACGAACAGTAACGTTTGCTTGACCTGCACTTGTGTTTGCAGCAAAAACATAGTTACCTAGTGTGCCACCACTAAAGTGATTCAATAATATAAAATCATTTGCAGCAATTGTAGAATTTGTTAATACAAAAGTATTTGCAGCACCTGCAGCCAATGCTTGTGAGAACAATGTAATTTGACCTGATGGTTTGTTCAAGGTGACACCAGTAGTTCTACTTGTTGATTGTGTTACAGTACCACCAGCACCTGTTGAATAACCAATACCGTTACCGGATGTTTCTATCAAACCACCAGTGAATACATTGCCTGCAACTCCAACACCACCTGAAATAACTATTGCACCAGTTGTTGTATTAACAGAAGTATTAGAACTTTGAATAAAAACTTCTGTGAAAGGTGTAAATATAACATCACCATAACCATCTGGATCGATAGTTAGATTAGAACCAGAACCTGTTGCTGTTGTGATTGTGGT